CATAGGCAAGGCGATCGAAAACGCTGTAGCTCGTGGCATGGATGATGACTTCGCCACTGACAGCTTCAATGAAGCTCTGCATACGGCGAGCGATTACTTCAACATGCACCCGTATCAGTGGAAGAAAATGACACCCAGCTTGCCTGTGATGTCTGCCAATCCTCTCGCTGACATCGTGACCATCTGCAAGCAAGGCTGGAAAGATCGCCTGGGTACTGAGGTGTTTGGTTATAAGCCCGACGCTTCTCAGTTGCCCGAGTATCAGATTCGCCTGAAGTACGAGTTGAGCATCCTTCAGAAGATGGGTTTCGAACCCTACTTCCAGCTGGTTCACTACATCGTGGACTGGTCGAAGAAGAACAAGATCATGGTAGGCCCGGGTCGTGGGTCTGTAGGTGGTAGCCTGGTTGCGTATCTCATGGGCATCACTGACGTCGACCCGATCCGCTTCAACACCATCTTCGAACGATTCATCAACCCGGAACGTATCGACTTGCCCGACATCGACCTCGACTTCATGTCGACTCGTCGTCAGGACATCGTTGAGCACCTTGTGGGCAAGTTCGGTGATGACCGCGTTGTACAGATCGCCAACTACAACACGGTAGCTGGGGCATCCGCTATTCAGTCTGTGGGCAAGGCGTTCAACCTGTTCGAGAATCAGTACGAGTGCTCGAAGCTGGTACCCAAAGAGTCGGGCGTACCGGTACCCATCGAGAAGGCTGTAGCATATGTGCCAGAGCTGGAGAAGTTCGCACTGAGCCATCCTGAAGCATGGGCGGCCGCAGTAGCTCTTCAGGGCACGTTCAAGAACTTTGCCAAGCACGCAGCGGGTGTCGTTGTAGCAGGCTGTGACGTGACCGACAGGGGCGTTGTGAACCGTCGTCAGGGTGTAGGCATCGTGAACTGGGACAAGCGTGTCGTCGAAGACTTCGGCTTGATCAAGCTTGACGTACTGGGTCTGAGCAACTTGGATATTCTTCGTCTGTGTCAGGACTACATTCGTGAGAGTGCAGGTATCGAGGTCGACTTCACCAAGCTGCCTCTCGACGACAAGAAGGTGCTTCAGTCGTTCGCAGAGGGCAAAACCTATGGTGTGTTCCAGTTCGAGTCTGGGGGTATGCGCAAGCTGCTCAAGGACTTGGGTAGCGGGGGTGACTTGACCTTCGACGACTGCGTAGCCGCAACAGCGCTCTTCCGACCAGGCCCGATTCAAGCAGGTCTGATGGATATGTACGTCGCCATCAAGAAAGAGTTCCAAGAGCCCGAGTATCTTCACCCCAACATGGTCGCAGCTCTTGAGAGCACCGGGTCTGTGATGGTGTATCAAGAGCAGGTCATGCAGATCAGCCGTGACCTTGCTGGGTACACGTTCCCTGAAGCAGACGGTCTGCGGAAGATCATGGGTAAGAAAGACCCGATCAAGATGGCCGAGCAGCGAGACAAGTTCGTCGATGGCTGTATCGCAACGTCTGGTTTGGACGAAGCGACCGCAGACTTCATATACAATCAGATCGCGAAGTTCGCCGGCTATGGCTTCAACAAGTCACACTCGGTTGCGTACACTCTCATCAGCTACATGACCATGTGGGTGAAGGTCTACTACCCTGAAGCGTTCTATGCAGCCTGCTTGTCGATCCTGGATGAAGCGAAGCTGTCGGGTATTGCGAAAGATGCGGCCGCAAACGATATCCACATCGTTCCGCCCGACATCAACCACAGTTCTGATCGCTATGAAGTTGGCTTCGATGCTGCACGCGGTCAGAAAATCCTGTACGCACCCTTTCAGTCGATCAAAGGTCTGTCCGAGAAGTCTGCGGCAGCGATTCTTGAAGCGCGCAAGCGTTTGGGTCGAGGGTTCAAGAACAAGGCTGAGCTGATTCTGGAAGTCGATCGGCGTGCGTGCAACAAGACCGCACAGGAGAAGCTGGACAAGATCGGTGCGTTCAGCTTGATCGAATCTGGCCAGCTCCCTGCGAGACACCCGGATCGGTTGCGTGACCAGAAAGAACTGCTGCCAGGCATCGTCGTTTCGAACGTGAAGGCTGAGCGGATCATCGAAGTCGATGGCGTAGTCAGTGCGGAGCTCATCAAGATCGTCGAGGAGTATCAGACCAACGTTGGTTGCACGGGCTGTCCGTATGTAGGGAAGCCTCACCCTCAGCCTGTGCTCGGCAAGAAGCCCAAAGTCATGATCGTCTGTGATGCTCCCTCATACAAAGAGGAAGAGAAGGGTCAGATGATGGTGGGTGACACTGGAGCGTTCATCAAGGCTTCGTTGGCCAAAGCTGGCATCAAGATGTCTGAGGTCTACGTGACCAGCTACATCAAGGCCCGCAAGAACAACAAGGAAGAGGAGATTACCAACGTCACTGCGAACAATTGTGGGCGATACTTGCAGCGAGAAATCGAACTGCTGAAGCCTCCTGTGATCGTAGCGCTGGGTAGCAAATCCATCAGACAGCTCATCCCGGATATCAAGGGTGGCTGGGAGGAGAACTGCGGCAAGTCGTTCTTCGATCCAAAGACCGACTGTACGGTGGTCAGTGGCTTCAACCCAGCGATGATCTGTTTCGATGCAGCCAAGCAGACGCTTCTCGACCAGGTGTTTCAGCAGGTAGCTGACATCTTCAGTTGAAAACCCATGTTAACCCCAGCGTCAGCGCGCTTTAATAGCGTCTGACGCACTCACACAAACAGCGAGACTCAACCATGAAAGAAGCGCAGGATATTGACGAACTGGAAGCGATGCTTGCAGGTCTCGATCAAGACGACCTCGATTCGCTGGCAAGCCTGGACGAACCAGCGCCTGCTAAATCCAAACCAGTGATCGATGACGACATCAGCGAAGCCGATTTGGCTGGTCTTGACGGTCTGCTGGAAGAAGAGCCTGCACCAACAGCTGCGAAGCCTACTCGCAAGCGCAATCTCAAGCCTCTGACCGCCACCCCAGCGAAGGTCCCTACTCTGACTTCCGAGCAACTGGAAGAGTTGGCCACGAAGGTTGTTGATCTGATCACTGAGCTGGCCGCTGAATACAAAGTCGACGACTCCGAAATCGTCGCCGTAGTTCAGCCTGCTCTCGACAAGATCGACGATCGCAGTGACTGGCCGGCAGTGAAGGTTGAAATGAGCGATCTGGCTGCGGCCAAGTTCAAAGTAATCGACGACGAGCCGTTCACCGAAGAGACCGTCAAGCCTCAGCTCGACGAAGAGCCTCTGATTCCGTTCGATGTCGATACCACGATCGGTACTGTCTCGATCAAAGATGCTGAGGTGACCGGCGAGAACGACGACGCTGAGCTTGAAGCTCTGCTGGCTACCGTTTCTGCCCCAGCTCCAGTAGCAGGCCCAACCACCCCACCTGTCGGTCGTGCCGGTAGCGCACCCAAAGTCACGCCAACCACCAAGTCTGGCGCCCTGAATACGTTCATCGATGCCGACAAGCTGCAAGAAGACCTGCATTTCACCGAGACCAGCATCAACATGGCGATGACTCGTCAGGCTGCGCTGTTCGCTCACTACGCCAGGCTGTCTGCTGATGCTACCTATCAAGCGGACCGGGCGAAGCAGCAGGTTGAACTGTTGGAAGCTCAGCTGAACCAACGCTTCCGTGATTCGATGGTAGCGGCCGGCACCAAGTTCACCGAGAAGTCCATCGATGCGATGGTCATCTCCGACAGTAGCTATCAGGCTGCACAAGAGCGCGCCCACGAAGCGAAAGCAATCGCCTCGATGGTGGCTTCGGCAGCAGACAGCTTCCGCCATCGCAAAGACATGCTGATCCAGGTAGGTGCAGACCTTCGTCTGGAGAAGCAGGGTGAACTTCGCATGAAGGAACACCCGGGTCAGCGCGCACTCGATAACATGGAGAAGTAATCATGCAGCCCAACACTCTGATGGTAATTCTGGTGTGCGGAATTCCATTCGCTGCTCTCGTAGCGATTGCAGTCCGCTATCGCAAGAAGACGGCCGAGAAGAAAAAGGTCGAGCCAACTTTCGGTGAGCCCTTCACTCAACCTCTGCCCAAGCAAGCGCCCTTCGAAGAGCGGCGCAAAGCAGCCCGTCGACTCAACGAGAGCCAGCGTCGTCTCGAACAGCGTTATCCATTAGCGCGACCACTCAGCCCGGTAGAAGAGCGCAAGTCGGTTGCTTTGGACAGCAGTCGCTCCAGTGATGACGAATATGCTCGACGTCGCCGGCGTGAGCAGGATCAAGACGACTCTCTTCTGATGACCACCGCTGTTTTGGCCACCAGCAGTAACTGGGGCGGCGATAGCAGTTCTTCCTCGTGCTCT